GAATACTACACCCGTGGTATCCATCGCCAGATCATGGACAGCTTCCTGAACGGTAAGTCATCTGACAACAGCGGTAAGTCCTTTACTGGTCTGCGTGAACGTCTGGCGAAGCTTCCTGCGACTCAGACCATTCAGGCGAACACCACCACCGATGCGCTTGATCTTCGCACTTCCGCTTCTGACTATGCTCAGACCGTGGAAGAATTCATCGTCCTGATGAACAAACTGATGAAAGCCGTTGACGGCGGTCGCCCGGACTTCTTCATCGTGAACGAAGATTTCCAGATCAAGTTTGAATCTATCCTGCGCACCTCTGGTCTGCTGACCTATGCGAAGGATAACATGGAACGTGAGTTCCCGACCTTCAAGGGCATCCCGTTCATTGACATCGGTCGTAAGAATGACGATACCACCTACATCCTCACCAATAATGAAACCATTACTGGTGCCGATGGCACGGTTGGGACTGACCATTGTACATCAATCTATGCCGTCAAGCAGGGCCCGGAATACCTGACCATGCTTGAAAAGCATCCGCTCCGTGTGCGTGACAACAACTTCGACCCTGACATGATTAATCACACCTACATCATCGACTGGGTGCTTGGTATGATGATCACTCATCCTCGCTCTGTTGCACGGCTTCAGGGTCTGCGGTTGGCGTAAGGAGGTAAATTATGCGTGACCAGAATTATCTGCTTATCGAGAAAGACTCTGTGAAGAGCATCAACAACAGCAATGTCCTGAACCGCCTCTGGCTTCCCAGTTCTCCGATTGTTGTTGAAGCAAGCGCAAGCGCAAGCGGTAGCACCGCCTACTCTGGTACGGTTACCGTGAAGATTCAGGAATGCGATACTGCGAACGGTGAGTTTACTGATGTCGCTACTCTGCCTCAGATCACAGCCGCCGGGAAAAAGCGGATGCGTATGCTCATCAAGAAAGCATACATCAAAGCTACTCTGACTGGTACTCCGACTGGACATTTTGAAGTCGGTGTTGTCCCCGCCGGGGAATTTACTGATCCTCTCTAATAGATAAAAAGGGTGGGAGATATCTCCCACCCTTTAGGAGTTGTTATGGTAATCAAAGGAATTTACGCAACGAAATCAGCCCTTGACACAGCCGAACTTTCAGACGCGACAAAGAACGATACCTACATGGTTGGGAGCGGCACGCCGTATACTCTTTACACCTATGACGGTTCAGCGTTCAAGAAGGGCGAAAAGATCAGTAATGAAGCGAAAGACCTGAGTGACACGCCTGTAGCCGATGTCTTTGAAATGAAGTTCAAAGGCGAAGACGGCAAGATGGTTATGATCCGCAAGGGTCTGCACTTAGGTGAGATCCACTTTTATAGACCTACTGAGGACTACTAATGAGACTGTTTGACGCAACGCTTGACCTTGCCAGATATGCGCAGGGCATAGAGACCCATAAGATTACCGGAATTGGCTCTGCCACTAAATTCTCGTGTTCGTCTCTATCAGCACGATTGGGGGAATATACAAATGGCGGCACTTGCTGGATGCTGTCAGGAGATTCAGAAGGACAATTCCGTTCCATTCGCAACGCACACGACCAGATCGTAGAAGTACGTGAAGAATTCGCTAATGGGTTCAAGGCTGGGGACAGCGTTGCGTTAAGCTGGTTTCATTATTTCAACACGCAGAATCTTATCAATGCTATCAACCATGTTCTTTATGACTATCCCATCATGGAAATCTATGAGGATACGACAGAAGAACCTGTCAGTTACAAGCACAATGTGTTTGAATATGAACTGCCGGAAGAAGTGACTATTGATATTCGGCGTGTTGAAATCCAAAGTAAAAATTTCCATTACCCGATTCCCAGCCATTTGCCTGATACTTTTACGATTTGCCATTACTGGCAACTCAATGGCAGAACGCTGGTGATAGATCCGCATTGGATTTATAAGTGGGGCGGCAGGATCAAAATCTATTATGTCAAAGATCATGGCCCGATCCTTGACCCGGATACTGAGACCATCTCAGAACAGGTGGATAAGAACTATCTTCGGAAGATGGCGAACCTCTGGCTCTGGACACACGAGATCCAGATGAAACACAAGGATAATCCTATCGCTGTTGATATGTTCAACCAGGCGAAGATGGATGAGGATTCTTTGCATAAGAAGAACATTCCTGAATCAAGGCTGATGCCAAAGGACATCACTTATTTCTGGTAATTATGAGTCGAGAGAATGTAAACGTTGATTTCAAATTTGGCGGTTCCGATGCTTTCATGCTGACGGACATCGATACCGATGAAAGCCTCATGATGATTCCCTGTGACACCGCAGGGAACTTCTCGTGGACAGGTGTTACTCGTGCCCCTCTTACCAGAAACGCCATGCAGACATCCAACACATCCAATCAGTATTCGGATCTGGAACGCCCATGGATCTCCATCCCTCAGGAAGACTGGACTGGCGGGAGAGGAAACGATATTTTCACAAAGGATACAACAAGATATCGGGACGGTAAAAGAGCGCAGGCGGCTTTCAACCAGTGCATTTACAATGGCCCCTTGGATTATTATTCCAAAGGATTCCGCAAAGCAGAAACCAATTGTCCAGGCTCTCTCACATGGAAGAAGATGGAACCTGGAGCTGAGAAGTATATTGCGGTCAAAGTCACCCCGTCAGAATCATTTGATGCAGGGGAGATTTACATCCATCTTCGCAGACGTGGCACACCGTCAACACCGCTGATCGTTGAGCTTGTCAACGGGCTTGCTGCGGATGCTGCCGTTTATGCATCGCATTCCTACGACACGAGGGAGATAAACGACACCCTCGCTGAATTCGCAAAATTTACATTTGATCCAGTCTCCCTTTCGGAAGGGACTGATTACTATATCCGTGTGCATACGGATTCCGGTACTACTGATAACTATTGGCAGATAGGAATAAAGAATAACTACACACCTATAACTTTCTATTCTTCATCAGGCAATAACTATCTCCCGGCTAATTATGAGTTGTATTACCGTATTGCCGAAACCCAAACGAATTATCAGGCAAAGTTCTTTACTTATGAGCAGCTTACCTTTATGGTACGGCAGAAGCTTGGAACCGCTCCAACACTATGGCTGAATGGTGATATCGGTAAAGCGACAGCTGCATCAGTACATACAATTACCGACTCGTCTAAGACATGGACAGTAAATGCTTATGCCGGAGCGAGGATCGGTTTGGTTTATAAGAACGGAGCAGAAGAACACGCATCTGTTTGGCGCACAATCATAAGTAACACAGAGAACCAGATTACTGTAGATAAGGCATGGGATGTGACACCGACAGCTGGTTGTGCGTTTATTATCAATGACACGCCGCTGTGGACTCAGATCACCGGGCATGGACTGACATCCTATATTACAGATATCCATGTGATCAAAGGCGTGGTCTATTTTGCGCAGGGTGATTATGTTGATGCCAGAAAGATGCGCTGGTACAATGGCGCATTCGAATGGATGCAGATGACCGGGACGAAAGCATCTTACTTCCAAAGCGTTCGTGACAGTGTTGGCATGATGATATACCGTGGACGTAATGACGGCATCAATAATAAACGCACTGTAGAACGGGCGAGGCTTCTGGATTGGGAATCCTCTGCTACTACATGGGCAGCCATCACAACGGCACTGACCACTAAAGAACCTGAGAACATGGTGGATCGTGTGACAACCACCACAGCCAAGCAAGGTGATGGCGACAACACAAGAACAACTATAACCGAAACAGCAGAGAACCTGGTTGATGGTGTCAGTGCCGGATCTACCACGACAACTACTACCATTACAACGGCAAAAGATCAGATTGCCGAAACAGATATTACGACTACTACCACAGACAAACATGGCGATGGGGATAATACAGAAACCACTATCACAGAATCCTCCACGCACAAGGTCGGGGATATTACAACTGGAACCGTTGCCACAACCACATCGACTGTTACCCGTAAGGATCAGGTCAAAGAGCAGGACGTCTTTTCATCAACAACAACAAGAGTTGTTGACGGAGATAATACCACCACGACAGTTACCGACAGCACTGATCATCAGGTCGGTGACAGTGATCCAATTACGACATCTACTATAGAAACCAATAGTACTATTACAGAAAACAAATCAAGCTCTGGCGGCAAAACAACTACCACTATCACGGAGAATACTACCAAGAGCACGACACCAAAAGAACCGACAACCGGGACTGGTGTCAATTCCTCCATCACTGAAACTGTCACAAAGACAACGACACCGCAGGAGCCAGCAACCGGGAACGGCAGGAATTCTACCACAACGGAGGTCGTTGAAAAAGCTACCACAAAGAGAGTAATCTCTCTGCATACATCCGTGGTTACTGATTCAAGAGATTTCTTGTCGTGTGATTATGACGCTAAACAATATGTAATTACCATCGGTGATTTCACAAGCGATAATAATTCCGGGCAGTGCGTTATTACCTTACAGGAAAGTGATGATAACAGCGCATTCAAGGACGTCACCTCCGTGACTGCTACCAGTGCCGGGACATGGCGTATATTCGCTCATTGTCAGTTCCCTTACCGCCGATTCAAGATTTCGGCAGTAGGGACTAACTGCATTGTAAATAACATCTCGATCACCACATCGCAGACGCTTTACTTTGTGGATCCTGTGATCCTGCTTGATAACTATGGCAAGATCACAAGGCTGTTTGAGTACGGCGCAGAGATGACTAAATCTCTCTGGATAGCGCAGGAAGGTATGCTCTCATCCATCAATAAAGTTGATGGAACGATTGACACCTACACCCATGACCGCATCAACATTGACGAATTGCAGACCACAGCCGAAGCATGGAACGCCAAGGCGATGAACACTGCGGACGTTTATATGCTGTGGGGATGGCTCAATGGGTTGCAGAGATACTACAACACACAGCTTGAAGGGAAAGGCCCGGATCATGATGAAGGTCTGCCGTTTGAAAGACAGGGAAGGGTTTCACAGATCGTAAGCTATCCATCAAACTTCTTCATCAGCATTGATGCCGATGATGGATATTCCTGCGTGATGCAATTCAATCAATCAGGGTGGCATGAGATTTACCGTGCGCCGAACAAAGGCGAGCGCATTTATGATATGGGATTCCAGCCGATCTACGGCAGCAGACCAGACAGGCTGTGGCTGAATGTTGGGGATGACGTTGTGTGGCTTACCATGCCATCAAAGATCCTCTACGCCATCCAGGATGCCCATGCGGAATACACACATGAATCTGTGCTTGTGTCAGCGTGGCACACAGCAGGGATGATGGATATCGAGAAGCTTTGGCAAACCCTGAAGATCATGGCTGATTATCTTGACGGCAGGAACTGCTGGGTAGAGGCTGATTACCAAACGGACGAAGAAACCGAATGGCATCCGATCAAGAACTGGTATGTCGAAAGTCCAAGCCAAAAGGAAGACTTGAACCAGACTGGATCTGTCAACGGGAAGAAGCTTCGTTACCGTCTACGGCTGCAATCCACGGATATGTACAAGACACCGAAGGTGAACGTTGTTGTCCTTGAAGCTGTAGGGCGTGTGGATATCA